TCTTGTGTATAATTTACAATTTCTTCATTAACATAGAATCCGACTTTGCAAGTTGGTAGAGAACTATATCTATCAAGAACGACAGATTGAGTTGGGAAATAGATAAAATGTTCTTTAGCATAGAACACGCCTTCTTCAATCTGAAACCAAGATGCTTTGCCCAGAACATTACTGGTATTAGCAGAAGTCATAACAACTGCTGTGCCAACATTAGACGTAAGAGTTTCACCTTCCTGGAAAGTTCTTACTGCGCTATTTCCGGCCTGTGCGCCTAGATATGATATGTAAAGTGTGTTGGTATTCTGTGTTGTTCCGTCAGATGGCAGAACATCGATAATATATGCAGTAATATTACTGGTAGCACCTTTAATAGTCTTTTGATAGTAATCCTGTACATTGATAGTGTTGTTGCTGGCATCGACATTTGAAATTTTAACATAATCAACAGGATTGCCAGGGCCTTTACTTAGAGTTGAGTTTGCAGATGTGCGAATAGTAAATGCGCCAGGTAGAACAATGCTCCCTTCTTTGAAGACGTGTGAACCAAATCGGCTGATCTGGCTCTGTAGCATCGACTGCATTTGGGTAAGTTCGCGGGCCTGTACAGCATAACCAGGCTTATAAAGTATTCTATAAAACTGCTTATTTGGATTGTAATCATCGTAATAAGGAGTAACATTGAAATTAGTAGTGAGCGTGGAATTAGACAAATTCGTGTTATTACCACTTGCTGCTTGATTTTGACTCAGTACGATATCTACCATTTTTTATTATACCTTTTTAAAATGCCATTACTATCTTGAAATCTTCGATCTGGTCATCTGCACGAGAAATGGGTGTTAGGTTATTAATATATAGCATACTACCAGAATATGGTTTTAACTCTTTATCTGTCACGAATTGTACGAATCTAGAAGTGCCGGAATTGGCTCCTACAAGAACGTCTGCTGCAATTGTGCCAGTTGTATTTGTCAGTCTAATTTCACTATTTGCAAAATCCCAATTTTCGACGATACCAGTAAAAGTGGCCGATGATAATGAAGGACCTTGATATACCAATTCGTCTTGATTATAATTTGTAATACCTGTGTCTAGAACTGCGATGACCAATTGTGAATAAATCACATTAGCCGCTGCATTATTTGTGGCCCGTTCTTTAGGATTCAACAATAGCGAAACTTGACGAAATTCATTTACTGTTGGAAACTTACCGTTTTCTGAGCCTTTCAATCTAGGATTTAAAACTAGATAAGAACCACCCAGTTCAAATAATGGATTAGACCCATGACCACCAGGTGGGCTTAATACTGCTCTAGCAGTAGCATTTGCTCCTGTTCCTGAGTCAGAAATAATAACATTAGCGTGGGTATATCCAGAGCCTTTTGAACTTATAATAATACTTGATATAGTATTAGATTGTGTATTAACTCTAGGTAAAGCGGTGGCTCCAGTACCATCACCCGTTATTGTTACTGTTACCGTACAGGCAGTAGTATAATTCGTGCCTGGATTTGTTATTATAGTTGATTCGATGGCACCAGGCACAGCATTGGCCTGCACTTGCCATTGTAAAGAACCGTCGGATTCTTTTAGATATTTTACAGGAATATAAGAGGGTGTGGTAAATCGTATTCTATCTTCTGCTGGTATGGTATACATGTATCTCCATACATAGCCATCTGACTCTTCTATAGCCTTATCCACATAAACTTGTGTTGGCATAACAGTTGAATTTGAGTTGCTGCTATTATCAAGACATTTATAAACATTCCAATCAGAAGTCACAACGTGAAATTTGCTATTAGGTCCATATAATTTTGTTGAACAAAGGCAATCATCATATACTTGGTACACCACATTAGCAGACCATTCTGTCTTTTTTACAGCGTTTTTGACTTCATTTCCCGTAACCAGTTTTGAACCAATCATACTATTCCACATATTATTATATACTGCAACTGAAGTATTGGCCTGGTCTGGAGCGGCGTCATTGGCCCATGCGGTTGGCTTTCCAAAAGTAAAATATACTCTATTATTAGCGGTCTGCCTTGAAATCAGATCGTTAAAATCAACAGCATTTTGTGTTCTTAAATCTTGCGTGAAAATAGAAGACATTTTACCTCAACTCGATATTACATTTATCATATTATTTATATGCTGGTATAGACATTACCGCTTCCGTTGACACTATAATCGCTCTGTACGAAAATATATGAGTAGGTTCCGTTTGGTGTAACGCTAAAGATACCATTACTAAGATTACCAGCAGCATTACCATCAACGAACTCAACAGAAGCGTTAGATATTCCGCTTACATTTCTTGATGTGGTGACTTTAATGGTAGTTCCGTTAGCATTTGCGGTTGCCAAATATGTGCCATAAACAAGTATTGAATTGCTTGTGTTTACGGATTGGAATATGGTGTTTGTAGATAGGTAATCGTCCTTGGTTGTATATTCACCAAACAGCTTCATACCAGCAGGATGTGTAAGTTTCTTTAGATATTCCCTATAATCATTAATTGATCTATTGAGTTTCACTACATAAGAGAAGTTTTGATAATAATCCCTATCTTCCAAGAAATTATAACCACTCAAATGGCCATCGTCATTCAAATAACGACCTGGATAATTATATGCACCCGTAATAATTGTTGCATTGGCCTGTGCTGTTCCGTCTCCAATGCTTGTTAGATTGAGTGTTGGTGGCGTCTGATAGCCTGAACCACCCGATACAACAGTTAGGGCTTCTATGGCGCCCAGCGTATCTGATACTGGAGTAATAGTCTCACCATATCCTAATGTTGTTTCAACTATGATATTTGCTCCGTTACCATTAGCCGAAACTACGGAAGCTATAGGTAAGTAATTTTGATCATATCCTGAACCACCCACAAAGAATCCTGGTACCTGTTCGAAATGAACCTGTGTAATTACTCCATTAGCATCTACGTTTGTGACATTGGCACTAGCACCATGCCCATACCCGCCGATGACATTGGTAAATGTTATTTTATCGCCAATCTGATAGTTTGCGCCGCCCGAAACAACATTCATTCTACCTAAAATACCAAGTTCTCGTATTCTTGTATTGCCCAAAATTGAAGCGGTTGGAAGAGTAATATAATTGTTGCCACCTGTAATAATGTCAATAATTTCTACTGGACCTGTATTTCCATAAACAAAGAAAGACATTGAGTTAGATATAGCACTATTAACTGGATCGCTCAATACAGCATTTAAATTGGAATATACAGCATTGTTTAATGGAGTGTTGGCCTCAAGGTTGATTGTTGAATATACGATATTATAACTATTTGGATGATAATATTCGCTTTTATCTACTTGTGTAATCTTTGCGTTTGCACCATATCCTGCGCCGCCAATAAACAATAGATAATCATTAACTCTGAATCCTGCTCCACCATTTATTACATAAATTGATTTAAGATTTCCTGATGAAACTTGAGAAACTTGAACGATAGCACCCGTGCCGGTATTACTTTCAACTGGAACTGAGGTGCCTACAGTATAATTTGAACCAGACTTTTGTACATAAGTTTTATTAACAATACCGCTAAAAGAGTTTGCGCGAATAGTGTGTGTGACATTATTAATATCATTATATAAGGCAAAGAGCGTTTCGCCTGAAGTAAAGTCTTTTGTTTGATTCGAAATTTTTAGTTCACGAACGAGAGTCGATCCGTCATAATATGTATCGACGCGCTCTACAATAGCTCGGGCTCCTGAAGTATTACCCGTTATGTAAGTGCTTTTAAATGCGGTTTTGATTATCTCATCGTTTGTTTCAAGCACGCCATCGATATAGGTACTAGAAAATCTCAGAGATTTTTCAACGAACCATTTACCATCCGAGGCTCTTAGTATGTCAACTTTTGGATAATAAAATTCTGTATTGCTGGCCTCTTCTCCAAAAAGAGTTCTTAACAAAAAGATTAATGATTTTTCTGTACCTTTGGCTCTATAAAAATCTTTAATGTGCTTTAATAATAGATTCTTATCTGTAATGACTTCATTTGGTAAAGCATTTAAAAATGTTTTCTGTAATTCTTCTAAAAAAACACCCGTAGATTTATCAACATCAAAATATTGACCAATGTTTTTCGTTACGTCAAGAGTTTGCCCATTTTGTTCCATCCATTCATAGTAAGCCTCTAAAAAGGCCACAAAATTAGGATGGTCGTCACGAACAAAAGACGGTAATTGAGAAGATACTATATTGGATATTTTGTTATTCGTTGACATTCTTATTGCTCAGAAACAACTTCAATTTGTAATGCGATAGGATCATTTTCGTCTATAGTCAATATTCGGTTTCTAATTGGCAATATAATTTCATTTTCTATTGGTGAACTAACGGTTAATATATCTGTATTATAATATCTATTTTCTGGTGTTCCTGTCTGCGTGAACAGACTGTTTATTATAACCTGGCCTGTTTCATAATTAATTGTTCCTACATTATCACCAAATATAAATTTTTCACCATTATCTTTTAGATAATATGATCGTAATGTTCCTACCTTTATCTGTAATTGTGGTACAGCTATAGCACCAGAACCACCCCCGCCGCTTATTGTAACGAAGGCCTTGGTGTAGTTTGTTCCGTTTTTCAAAATATCTATTGATGTGATTCTTCCGCCTGAGACCGTGGCCTTTGCTGTTGCTCCTGTTCCATCACCAGTTATCGTGACGGTGGGTATACTTGTATAATTAACGCCTGAGTTTAATACTGCTATTTGATATATTCCAGTATCTGAATATGGAGTTTCTTCAAAATAAATGTCTCTAGAAATATTGTTTATATCTGTTGTTTGTACCTCAGGTGTTGTAAACAATCTATTGTTATAATCATTTTTCTGTAATGCGGCATTAAATTTGATATCATATCTTGTCGCAGAATTTAGTATCAAAGGTATTCTTTTTTGCAAATAAATTGATATATCGCTGCCTGTAATAGAGGCTTCGGAGTTTTCAATATAAGATTGCAACTTAGATTTCCTAAATGTAGATGTAAATTTATTAAGTTCTTGTGCAGAGTAATCTGAAATGGCAGCCTTAACATAATTTAATATTTGATTTGCATCCAGAGAGGTCAGAGACTGATCGTAATATACTTTACCTCTAACGAGCAAATAACCATAATCAGGATCAACAATTTCTGGTGTAACCGTCAATACATTTCGGCGAGTAATAAGATCATTTTTAATAATTTCTTTTTCTGCATTTGTTAGTGCATAGTTATTCTTAGTTTTAAGAGATAAGAATACTTTACCGTAAATAACAGGATCATTATCTTCACCGCCCCAAACAGCAACGGCATCGATGTTATTATAATCTTTTGTTACGAGTGTCTGATAGTCCTGAGTCGTGACAGCACGATTTTGTGTAGTATAGAAATATGGTGCGCGGAATCGAACCTGTTCTATTGTTTCTCTATCGACACCACCATAAGATGAATTGACTGCGGTTACAATAACATTATTTCGATAGAGGCCGCCAATCGAATCGGACGTGTAAAATTTGGTTATATTATTGGCCAGAGAACCGACTGTATCCAAGAAATTGACAGTTATGATATTACCATTTTTAGGTTTCTTACCAATAATTCCATCACCAAAGTATATTGTATAATTTAAGTCCGAATTTTCTTCAATAAAATATACAGCGGAATTTCCAGATAGCGTTGTAATATCAGAAGCGAGAATATATTCTTCTGTTGAGGTATTAGATGCAGATTCTTGGACAGTTACTGTAAGTGTCTGCGTATCTACATTTGAATATGGTATATCAAATCTTCGGCTAATATTTGTAGGATCCATAGAATATTGTAGCGTAACAACTTCACCCTGTTTAAGATAAGTATTGGCGAAACTAAATGTGCTTCCAACCTTAGATGCTGTATTTGAATATAGTGCTACGAACTGATAGTTTGTTCCGTCTATGTCCTGTGCTAAAAATTTGGTGTATTTTTCAAGAGTTATGACGGTGGTGTTTTGACTTTCAGTTGGTGATGGAGTTATCAAAATATTAGTTTTAACAAGAGCGCCTTGAGGGCTTGTTGGTGTATAATTTAAGTTTTTTGCGTGAGATAGAACAGAGTTGCGTAGTTGAGCAGTATCAAGAAACATTTCATTGGCCACCATATTCAGATAATAGCCTGTATAATGTGTGTTATAGGCCAAAATATCGAGCAGAACAGACATGCCGCTGCCTTCAAAGTCAAAGTCTTGAAATTCACTCTGGCTTCTTAAATAGTTTTTAAGATTTGTTTTAATACTGTCAAAGTCAAGTTCTGTGACTCGGAGTGCGGTGTTTGCTGTGGCCATTACCTAATTCTCTCTAGGAATAAATTTATTGTTACTGGTTGGTTTCTATTTAATATAATATAGGAAAGTCTAACATCAAATCCATTATTTTCCGTTGAAACCGATACTTTTATTTCAGTAATACTAACGCGAGGTTCAAAATTTGTTATAACCTCTTTTATGGCATCTGTTAGATAATTTGCTGTTATAGCAGTAATATTATCAAAGAGCAGTTTTTGTACATTAGATCCAATATATGATCTAAATGGCCTATCATAAAAATTAGTTAAAATCAGATTTCTAACAGACCTTTTGATGGCATTTTCACCAGTTAGGCGAACCACATCCTTGGTTGTAGGATGTGGTAAAAAGTCTAGATTTAGATCGCTATAATCTGGTTTTCTTGCTACTACTGCCATATTTGTATTTATGTGTTACTATTAAGTTATCCTGGTTGTACCTGGCCGCCGACTTCATAACCAGATACTTTTTCTGGCTCAACTTCTGGGGCTGCGCTCTGATTAGTATCCGTTGAAGCATCTGAGGCCTCGTCTGGCTCACTTGTTGGAGCTTCGCCTTCTGTTGGAGAAGATGATATTCCTGCGGCCTTTGTCCATGTTCCTGGATTAACTCCAGGACTAAAAGCACTTATAACTGTTGAGGCCTGCATTGTCAAATCGCCACTGTCGGCCTTAATAGCCACCTCTCCACCCTTAATACTTGTTTTTCCGGCTGATTCCATTTTTAATTCATCTAATGAGTGTACTGACAGGTCCCCAGTGGCCTCGAAAACTATCTCTTCGTCAGATTTAACGGAAGTTTTTTTGGCCGATTTTAGCATTATTTCATCACCATCAGAATGTATACCAACTTGTTTTTTGGCACCCAAGGCCAAAGTATCACCCAATGATTTGACTGTCATTCCGTATTGTGCTGTTATTTTTTGGGCTCCTCCAGTGGCCTGCTGGTCTATATTGCCTTCCACTTTTTCTGTTCTGTTCTTTGCTACAATATCGATATTACCTCTGATTATTTGATTGAAATTTCTGGCTGTTAGATTGAAGTCATCACCAACAGAGAAGTTTGTTTTACCTTTAACTGTGACATTATAATCGCCATCGACTTTAAGGCTTCCGCCACCCTCTACTGTAACATCATAGGCGCCTGTAATTTTAACACGATTTTCACCAAAAACGAAAGTATATTGACCATTATGGGAAACAAACTGTACTGCACCATCAGGCATAAACTGTATCATAGAACCGCCACGATGCTGTAAGGTTAAATGTTCAGCACCTTTAGAATCATCTAATGTAAATACATGCCCAGAACGAGTTCGGTGAGTCCAGTAGTTTGGATAATCACCGGCGCCTTGCATCTCACGAGCATCTTTGGGTCCTTCCCACTGTGATGGTGTGGTCTTCGCTGGATTATTTGTAGTCGGTTCATTAGCCATGATATATTTCCTTATGCAAATGTTCCGCCGCCAGAACCGGCTTCTTGATATGTACTTCCTGGTTGTAAAGGATTGCCGCCTTTTGCTGTGCGTTCTCTTACAGTTTTATTAACACCTTCACCAGGATTTGTTTTATTTAACATAGCCTGTGCGGCGGCCATGGCACCGGGCGGCAGTCTATTCAACATATTAAACATAGTGCCTGAAGATTCACCAAATAGATTGCGGCCTGTGAGCATCGACTGAAAAGATGATGCGGATGACATAAGTGATGTAAAAGCCTGTATAGCCTGTTGTGTTTGATTAGATGTAGAATTTACAACTTGGCCAGATGGTGTTACTGTTATTGCTGTATTGCCAAATGGTGTCACCGTTTCATATTTTGTATTGGCATATGCATCCATACCATGATATGCTGTATTTGATGATAACTCTTCTGTGCAGGCCAAAACATCAGCCACACTATCACATTGACTTAACATCTCAACCGCATTATTTGAGAATACATCTGGGTTAACTCTAATACCTGTGGTGTAACCACCGCTATCTATCGCATTACCTGTCTGTGATAGTGCTGCTATACTGGTCATAGCATTGACCATTTGTGGTGACATATTCTGTGTCACTTGAGCCCGTTTCTGGCTATTGTTCATTATACTTGATATGATTTGACCTATAGTCATCATAGCACCAGGTAAATTGCCTAGCATACCGCCTGTCATAATACTAGAAAAAGCCTGTATTGCTGTGGGCACATTGCCAATTTTAGGTATGCGAATACCAGAAACTGTTGACATGGCCGCATGAGTTGGAATGCCTTGTGTTAGATTATAATTCCAAGGACCTTTTTCGTCAGGTGGCCTTACTGTGGCACCATCCCTTTGTGTCTCTTTATAATTTGGTGGACGGTTTCTGCCGTCTTGTTTTGAGAAAAACCCCAAGAATTGTTGGAGCAAACCAAAGTTACCAGGGGTTCCGCTATCAGCATTGTTTACAGCACCATAGGGTATGCCTGCGCTTTTGCCGTTCAAAGTTCCTGTGTCGTGTTCAAAGTAAGTAAATGTGCCATAATCAGGTACACCGGCAAAAGTACATTGGTTTCCTCCAGTTGGAGGTTGAGAACCACCAGTTAGCGGCACATGATCGAGAGGAACTCGTTCGCCATGCAATAGTGGAGATTTATTTTGTGTACGACCAGATAAGGTTTTATCAGGGAACTGGTCTGTTTTTCCACCCCGACCTACACAAATAAATGGTAAATTTCCGCCATTTATGAAATCTGTTGGTAATCCCATGATTTAAACTTCTCCTTGGCCTACCGTTTTTGATACACAGTCCATTGTTATTGTAGAATAACCACCACTCTTAATGTTATGTATTAGTGATGTTATGAGATAATCTCCTGAACCATAATTAAATCCTTTGGTTCCCACTTCTGCATTATATAACTTGATTCTTATGACTTTACCAACATTATATATTGTATTCCATGGCACAGTTAATCTTAGAGCAATCTTATCTTTTTCAAGAAGAGCCATTCTGGCCTGACGTTTTTGCAAATAGGTTGACACAAAGTCTGGGCACATGAATTGGTCTTGTGCGGATCCTTGGTTAGACATGGCAATCTTATAAACACCACCACCCATACCACAACCAACTGCTTGATTGCCTAGCATACTGAATAGACCAGTCAGAGGATTAAAGATGGCCAGAGAACTAATATCTGCCCCTGAAGCGCCCACACCATTCAATATATCCGACAATAAGTCAAAATCGCAAGGAAAAGTATAGTTCATTATTGAATATGGAATCGAGTATGAAGACCCGACCATGTTATATTCTAATTCAACTATAGGATCTTGTTCAGACATAGATTTTAGTGAACGAAAATGATGTGTGCCCAAGTCCTCATATGTCATGAAATGAACGAAAGATGGGTCATTTCCAGCCGCAAGGGCGGCATTGGCCTGTTGTGCTACAACCTGAAACGGATGTTTATTTTCTGCGACATAATCTCTAGCCGGATCTGATGGTTCTATTTTTAATCTTTTAGCCCCTGCACATGAGGCTAATACCTCGGCTGTAATAGCACTGGGTGTGGTGCATTTCCAAGATTTGCTAACGAGATTGGCCGCATCATTTAATAGTGTATCATCACAGGCATGTAAAGTTAATTCTTCAACAGACCTATTCACCATTTTTCTATTATCTGTGGCATTCGGATTTGTTGATGATCTACCACCCAGGCGATATATTGTTTGTGATACATCTAAGTCAGTTTTAAATTTATATTTTCCTAAAATGGGCCGGCTTATGTTTATTGCTATATTTCTACCTTTTAATACATCATAATTTTTTATGGGTGTGCTATGTATATAACTTTGTATTTTTACCGATGTTTGCAGGCCTGGTGTTAAAAGACTTTCGGCCAGCATAACTTCTCTAACCGTAAAATCTTTAAGCAAATCTTCACCTGCTCCTTCAATATTGACAACGAGCGAGGTTAAAATATCTTGATCTGCTGTGCTATCTGTGGCTGACATTTTGTTCAATACCAGTCATGTTAAACCAATGTTCTTATATAAGGTGCTACTTTATCACCCATCATGTTATTATATTCATTGATTATCTGTGTATAATATTCTCGCTTGATTATTTTAATCTGCCTTTTCTTTTCATTTAACTGCTCTTCATAATCATAATATGAAATGGCATCTCTGCTTATGATTTCTGTCACCGTCTGCCCATTCATATTAAT